GTTTCTGAGGCGATGAAGTCCTGGAACTATCCTTTATACGATAGTTTACGTGGTTTTACCCGTAGAGGTGCTGGTACACCCGGCTTGTATAGTGCACTGATGAAGTTCGATGTCGAGCGGCCAAACTGGTCCTCGTTGTCACCCATCCATCATCGTTGTCTTCGCAAGGCTATTAGTTTAGCACGTGATAGGTTCACCCTTCCGACGAAAGAACAACCTTTAGATTGGCATGAAGTTGGCAAACATCTTCGAACTGACACCTCAGCTGGCGTTACCTGGCCAGGAAAGAAAAAAGGTGAAGTAATGGAAGATATCTATCCGGCAGCACGCTGGTTAGGTCATCGTATGAAGCAGAGTGGGAAACGGTTCAATCCGAGTAAGATCCACTTTCCTCCATGTCTAGCTGCAAAGCGAGGGCACATGTCTGAGAAGACTAACCCAAAGACACGGATGGTTTGGATTTATCCTGCTGAGATGCTCACAGTCGAAGGACTGTATGCACCGCGCATGTACGAGCGCTTCCTGGAGATGAAAGATTCTCCCTTGCTTAACGGCAAGTCACCATCACGTATGGCTTCCACATTTGGAGCTAGTCATTCCTCCGTCTTTAAGAAACTTGGAATGGATTTTAGTTCATTTGATGGTTCTGTGCCTCCTTTCCTGATCCACATCGCATTTGATATTCTTCATAGGAATATTGAGTGGGAAACGTGGAATGGTAAACCAGTGTCTGAGACACAACGTCGTAAATGGCGTAATGTCTGGGACAACATGGTGTGGTATTTCATCAATACCCCGGTCCTCATGCCGGACGGACGTATGTTCCGTAAAAGAGGAGGTGTCCCTAGTGGCACCTTTTGGACTCAACTAATAGATAGTGTCGTGAACTATATAGTTGTCCAATTTCTGGCCGAAGAACAAGGTCAGCGAGCCTACGGGCTCAAGGTTCTTGGTGATGACAGCGCATGTCACGTACGTGACTTCGACATCCCAAGGTCAATCCTAGTTGCAAAATCCTGCTTTGACATGATTGTTAACGGTGATAAAACCGAGTTGAAGGAAGATATGCAATGTTTCAAATTACTGGGTACATCCTACCGCAAAGGGATACCTTTTCGAGAAGATAAAGAGTGGTTCAAGCTGCTCCTCTATCCCGAGAACCCAGTCCGAGACACAGGTCATTCCATGTCTAGGTTTGTTGGCTTATGGCTAGCAGGCGCTATGTACAGTAACCTGTTTTGCGACTTCTGGAACTACTTTCAATCAGGGTATTCCGTCCCCGGCTTTGGCCGGTTCTCACGCGATCAGCGGCGTGGCTTAACTGCTGTGCTTGGTTCAGATCCAGGCGAGTGGTGGAAAACGAGTTCTCCTCTTTTCACCCATCCTCATGAGGTTCATACCTGATGTGGGTAAGAGACGGT